CCTCAGTTGTAAGGGCATCATATTTGCCCATGCCCTTCGCTTTCTTATACTCCAGCACAGCCTGCCGGATGGTCTGCCCTGCCATTATCTCCTGATTTTGATATAGACTACTATCATCAGCACAAGCAGCGAGGCCCCACCCGTGTAGATAAGGCCCTGCTGCCACCATTTCAGAGGTTTTTCCTTATACTCGGTTTTATAGACCGGATAAGGACGCGGGACACTGTCATGGATATGGACGGTGTCCCCATGAGACTGCCGGAGTTTGCTAATCTCGCGCTGCATCGTCGTGCGGTCGATAAGCCAGGAACGTTCAATGCCGCTAAGCTGCACACCGAACTGCGCCATGGTGGCCGAGTCCACTTCGCGGATAATGGTTGAACTGTGCTCTGTTATGGTGTCCACCTGGAGCAAGGTATCCACCACGCGGACATTCCGGTTGTGGTATTCGGGCACAATAACGGGTTTGGAAGATCTGCATCCTATAAAAGCGACAATGATGAGGAATGATCCGAACGTCGATAAGAATGATTTGCATGACATGGTTTCGAACTTCAAGTTTAGGTTTCCTGGTTAAATATCTGCGTATTCTATCTTGGCATCGAAACAAGGGCACTGCTTGATGCGTTCCCATGGATCCACGATGCCATTATGGTTCTTGTCTGGAGAGATGTCGCGGTGTCCCATAATCTTGGCTTTGGGATACCGGGAATGGAGTTTCTTCAGCAGCTCACGGAGGGATTTCTTCTGTGCCGGTGTGCGGTTATCTACTTCGGAGAGACCGCCGAACCAAGCCACGTTGATGCTCACCTGATTGTAGCCCTTCACGCCGTTGCTCACCCGGTTCTCGTCGAGCAGCTGTGTCACGGTGCCGTCAGCAGAGACAACGTAATGGTATCCGGGATATCGCCACCCCTTCTCTACACGGAAGAATCGGAGCAGGCCATTGACAGTCTGGCGTTGGCTGCCGCCAGTGCAATGCACGAAAATGTACTTAATGTTTCGCATGATTTCGGGTTTTATCGTTGGGATCGAGAATCCGGCGGGCACAGCCGTCACGAAAACAAAGCCGGGGCTGCAGTTCAATCAGTCGGCGGTTATTGCGCTGCACGTCACCTTGCAGCAGCTTGATGGACTCTTCCATCTCTGCAATCTTTTCCTTCAGGGAGCTGTTCGACGTGCGCAGATCCTCTATCAGTTCTTGATAGACATCCTGCACGCTTTTCATGGCATCAGCCTCGGCCTGTTTGCGCGTAAACTTGATGGTTACGAGCCAACTGAGTGAGCCTGAGGTGACGGCCGTGACGATGAGGGCCAGTATCTCGTTTTCCATTTTGCTTTTATTTTCGGCAAAAGTAGTGTTGCTCCGGCCATTATAAAAATACGCTACACACCCTCGTCTTCAGCATCCACCGTTTCCCCGGCGGCATCCTCGGCAGGTTCTTCTGCCGGAGGTTCGCCGTCAATCATCTCCCACCCATACTCCAGCACCTTGGCCGGAGTAGGATTGATCATCTGAATCTCAGCCGTGCGGAATATCTTCCCCTGCTGAATCTCGCCTGTCTTAGTGTTTCTGTAATACATATTTGTACAATTTACGCTCATGTTAACTGGTTCTATCCACACGTTTTCCGCCTCTAAACTTTGTTCCATTTGGTGAAGTATAAAATTCTTCCTTAACTCTATCCCACAATCCATATTCATCCGTACTTTTCCGATACATTGGGATAAAGTCCCTAACTAATTGACCATCTGCATAAACTTTAAGATAATAAACCTTTGCTAATGTAGCATATGCGTCTGTGTAAGTCTGTTGGTTAACATTTAGGAAATATGAAATTTTGGAATAAGTACCACTATTAGAACCGGCATTAGTAAAGTCAAAACTTTTTTCTACTTCTTGCTGTGTTTCTTCATCAATACCCATATAACTAACAGTCGTTTTTCTTGCAGTACCTTCTATTCTATATTTAATATTAGGCTGCATTTGATAATCTGTGTATCGTCTAACACTTCTCGTTACATTGGTAGAAAAATAGTTATCTACATCAATATAATAGGCATAAGCATGGTTAGAAGACACATTAGTATCATTTCTATTTCTGTTACCATATAAAAACATCGTTTTGTTATTTGTGGTAAACTCTAATTTAGTATCTATTGAGATACCATTATATCCTTTTATTCCTACATTAATATAGGCATTACTTGTATTTTCAATATACTCCACTTGCACGTAATCATCCCTATACTGCTGAAGCATCTGCAGCCTGCGTCTGAATCTACTCATCTTCCCATCCCTCCATGATGGCAAGGTTGTTGACTATACTAATCTGGTAAGTGGTATATGGATTAATCTCCGCACCGGCGAGGAATTTCACGCCCGCTGGTAAGGTGAGTGTCGTAGCCACTGCACCGCTGTAGAACTGGATCATATATTCATGCACCAGTCCCGTAGCGCCTGGAGCAAGGGTCAGCGTCAGTTCCTCTGCCTCGCCCCAGAGATTAAGCACGTCGGGCAATATCTCCACCTCAGTGGCTGTCTGCTCTACCACCCTGACAAAGCTTCTCAGCGAATCGAGCCACTCTGTCTCCGTGCCCGAAAACCCATTCCCGACGGCCACCTCATAGGCAGAAAGTCCCCTTTCACCGGTGTCGCCCTTTTCGCCCTTCGAACCAGTTGCACCCGTATCGCCTCTTTCGCCGGTGTCGCCTTTTTCGCCAGTATCGCCTTTGTCACCTTTCTCACCCTTCTCGCCAGTGTCACCTTTGTCTCCCTTGGCAAAGAAGAAAACGTCGGCGTCCAACAACGTGCCTGGTCCATAGACACCACTCATGGTATTCTCGTAGATGCAGACCTGACGCTCGCACTGCCAGCGGCCATGCCTGCCGCCGTCCTTATTTATCACCACTTCCACGGTGTACAGACCAGTAGGCAGACTGCCGTCGTCCATCACCAGGATATTGCTGCCTTCGGTTGTGAACTTCATAGCAATATGGCGGAAGCCTTTCTTCAGCACCACCGTCACATTATCGCCAGTCTGTATCTCGTAAGGCACGCGAGTCCACGTCTCTATCTTATCGCCCGAGTCTGCGTCCGTCGTTTCCGTCAGCCGCATTTCATACACGCGGATAACCAGCGGCAGGTCATTGCCGCGGACCCAGTTGATCACCGCGCCGTTCTTCAGCTTATTGTCACAGCTACATTCCATTGCCTATATCTTTTAAGTTGTTACGTCTCTTACTCCGTGATTACACCACGCAGAGCCACAGCCCACATCGCAGGCATCGTCTCCGTCAGCCGTTCAATCTCGGCAGCCTCCTTCTCCGTGTATTCTGCATCTCCTTTGTCCTTGTACACTTTATCAGCCAGGTGGTAGGCCACAATGCCCCGTCCCTGCTGTAGAATAGCGTTAGCCACCTGTTCCTGGACATTCTCCACAGGAACCTCCTGTTTCTTCGCGATGTCGGCATACAGCCGAAATTGTTTCCAGTTAATCTTCATATCCTTGTACCTTTTGTATTAAAAATTAAACGAGAGTCCCTCATACACAACCTCCTGCACAACGTCGAAACCGCCCGACTGGCTCGTAGCACCCTGCATCAGGCGTATCTGCGAGATAGTACCCGACTTGTACGTCTGCTTTATCATGGCAAACAGGTTGTACACGGCCAGGTACACCGTCTGCGTGCCAGTGCCGGGAGTGACGGTCTGCGTTTGGCTCTGGCCCCAGTCCATTGTATCTGGCTCTTCGCTCTTCAGCACAAACCGCACCGTGCCCGTCGGCTCCACGGTCACGACACCGTAACGCTGGCTGTTGTTCTGGTCTATAAACTGACCCGTAAACTCTATCCTGAACGACAGGTTCGTCAGCGAGTAAGAAGACGATGCCTGGCGAGGCATCTCCACCTTCAGATACCACCTGTCCATCAGCCCGTCCGTTATGAAGCTGAAGCTCCTGTCCTTCGAAATGTCGTTGAAGGCATTCTGCGTGCCGTACAGCTGCTTGTGGCCGAACGCCATCTGGCCGGGCAGCGGGTCGGTAGTGCGCTCTATGTGCCAGCCCTTGTAGCATTTCAGCCCGTGAGTGTCACCCAGAATAGTGGTGTTCGGGTGGTAGTAGTTAGTCTGGAATATCGGGATGTAACATCCGCCCGTTTGGATACAGTAGATGCCGATAACCGTCTTGCCGTAATACTCCGAAGTGTTCAAACGATTAAAGTTCAGTGTTATCTGCCTGTTCACATCCGTACTGCCATCGGAGGATGGATCCAGCGAAACGGGAACAAGATTGTCATTGCTGTCGGCCACACCGCATACCACAGTGAAGGCTACCGAACTGAACAAATCCTTGATGTTCAGGTCTGAATAGTACACACCCGCCGTGTCATACGTGTAAATCGAGCAAGTTCTTTTTACAGGGTCGGTGCTACCCTCCCTGAGAAGCACACGCTCCACACCGAGCGACGTCTCATAGCCCGGGATGATAATGAAGCCAGCCTTGTGGTTGTAGTTGTTGAAGTCCGTCTGACGGAAAGGCTCGCTGTCGCCGCCCTGCGGAGGAACGTATGAGTAGTTGTCCTTCAGCGGGCTGCTGCCGATGTTACTCTGAGTACACGCGTTCTTTATCGGGTTAAACGCGCCCAACACGTCCAGCGGGCTCGTGAAACCCAGTATCTTCACACCGCACTTCGTGAACCATTTGCAGGTAGATATGGTCTCGTACGTTCCAATCCTCAGACCGGCAGGAACCGTCTCCACCGTGTCGTTACCCTTCCACCAGGTGGCATCGCCCTTCCAAGGCTGAACACCGCCCGCCGCGCTCCCAATCTCGTCGCTCGTGAACAGCTTCGCCTTGCCCACAGGCTTGTATTTCGCCCATTTGTTAATCTTGCTGCTCTGGCAAAGACCCTTCAAGGTGTCCGAGGTCTCGCCAAGCACCGTCTGTATATCGGCAAAACTCACGCCATTCGGGGGTGTCACCGATGTATCTATATAGATATGTCCGTCGTTGTCATGTGCCATAACCTTAGCCTTTTATAAATTGTTCTTTAGTATTCTGTGCACGTGTCTTTTTCATTCGGCCACGCCGAGGCAAGAGCAGATGCCGCCCATCACCTCCAGCTTACCCTCCACGACGAGGTTCCCCTTCACCACCAAGTCACCATCAACTGTGCCCTCCAAGGCCACGAAGCGCTCCTTGTACTCTACCGTGGGAACTTCCACCACCTTCTCCCGTTCCACGTACTTCACTTCAGTCAAGTCAACGTGGAACCATCGTGCCAATGTCAATAATACCTTTTTCATTTCTCAAAAATATGTTAACTCCATGTTTCTTTTGTCACCCAGGTGTTTGTAGTGGTATTGGCTCTAATTTGCAATGACACCGTGCCACCATTGGCGTACAGCCTGCAACGCTGATTTATATACACATAGTTCGACATGATCAGAGCTGTCCCGCAAGTCAGTTTACTAAACACGGCATTGCCGTCTGGGTCTATACTCCATGAGTCTGAGTAGTTGTTGTCTGTACCCTTCAGCCCCACATTGTCATACTGGTTGTAGTAGTAGTCATATCCGCTCGTCGCGGCTTGCGTGTAACCACCAAACAGATAGATGCAATCAGAATCATTTGATTGCCTTACAATCATCGGATTTCCCGAAGCCAATATCTCAGAAGGAAGGGTTAGTTTCGTACTCACCGAAAGAGTTTTCAATATTGCATTCCCTGTCACCGAGAGGCTACCCAGCGTCAACGTGTTCAGGCTCGCCGTGCCGCTTGCCCCCATGCCCAGCGCACTCACGCCGCCCGTGGCATAGAAGTGTGCCGCCGTTCCGTCAGCCTGCTGCACATAGAGAGCCTTGTTCGTGTTGTCCCAGCACAGTTTGCCACCGCCTATCTGGAGATAGTGTGTGGTGTCCGTTGTACTTTCGCCAATGGTAACATTGCCCTTCGCACGGATCCATCCCATCTCGTGATTAAAGTAGCCGCCATCTGACCACCATTCTATGTAGCCGTCACCCTGAGCTTTTGCAGCGCGTTCATTATCGTAGGCACCTGTGGCCGTCACGAAGCGTGCAGCCACATATTTTTCTTGTGTCATAAAGCGCATACCTTGCGTCTTCAGCAGATAAAGGCTCAGGTCATTGTAGGCACTCTCTCCGTGCAAGGCATTCGAGCGGATGGTAGTAAGGTCACTGATGGCATCCTGCTTGTTGTTCCACGTAGTGCGCTGTGCCGTAGTCGGCATGAAATAGCCGCTGGCAATGCTTACGGCCAATTCCCCGTTCGAAGTCACGGGCGATCCGCTCACCGAGAATCCCGTCGGCATCGATAGCCCCACGCTCGTCACGCCGCTCGATGTCACGAATCCCTGCTGGTTCACCCATGTTTTCGTGGCCATGTCCGAGATATCAGAAGATGTCAGGTATCCAGCCTGTGAGTGGTCTCCCCAAAGATACGCTTCGCGCCCCCAGTTCGCTCGTGAGCGGATGGTGCTCAGGTCGCTGATAACCGTCTGGTAAGTCCCCGACAAGTCAGGGATATGTCCCGCGTTAATCTTCCTGTTGGCATAACTGTCCGTGTTCCCGGTCAGCGATGCCCACATCTCGGCCAGCGATGTACCACCGCTGCCCGTCGTACCCCAGGACCAGCCATTGGCCGTCCAAACCAAACACTTGCCTACGTTGTCTGCACCAGGAGCCGAAGAGCCTACACCCGAACTGTTTAGGCTTGCCAGCAGCGCGCCGAGGTCAGCCCCGCCGCCTCCGCCGCCACTCGCGCCTACGCCCAGCGCACTCACGCCACCCGTAGAAAAGAAGTCCACGTTGGCCCGAAGATATGCCGTATTGCTAAGTGTGGCCTCATTCCAGCTGATGGGATTCTTCTGACTGTCGAGTGGTGTCAGCAATTCGGTCAGGTTGGCCAAGTTTACTTTCAAGGAAATGGCCCTCTCCAGCCCCGACAAATCCACAGAACCGGCCACGGCCTCGGCATACGACAGCAGTTCCAGCATCGCCGAACCTATACGGTAGGCGGTGTTGGCATGGGTGGAGCGTTCATCGCGAATACCCTCCAGCCTAACCTTCAGGTCTGAAACTGTTGTCTCTGCCATATTCTAATGAAAGAAAATTTTTGTTCAATGCAAATATAATCAGAACATCCACGGCGGAAAAATACGCCTACAGCCAGTCACCGGCTTCATAGACCACATCCACGGGTTCGTCGTTGTCGATATGGAACATCAGGCCGCACAGCCCCGTGAAAGAGGCGCGGCCGAACTCGGTGGATAGGATATTGTCCATCTGGAACGACTCCATCCCTTGCAGCTCACCATGGTCTTGATCGTAGATGATACGGCTCACGAACTGGTGGAAAATGCGTCGGCAGAGGCGCATCTTCTCGTTATAGTCCTCGATATTGAGCTGTTTGTAGCGGGCGAAAATGAAGATGGTGTAGGTATTCCTCTCGTAGAAACCGTCGGAAGTCTCACGGGTGGCCCCAGCCGTGATGTCGTCCACCATCACGAAGTTGGCCGTGGTCTGATACTTGGCCATCACGCCCTCGACACCGTCAATGCCGGAGCAAAGACAACCCTTGAAGCCGTTCTCCACGCAAAGGCGGTTCTTCTCGGCCAGCGAACGGAAATATTCCAGCGCGTCGAATTGTTCTGTGTACATACTAATAGGGTTTATTCGTTTTACTCATCAGCCAGCAGTCAGCTTTTGTTTCTGATTTTCTCCAACTGCTTGCGCTGCATCTCAATCTCATGGGCCTTGGCATCGAGTTCGGTCAGCGCCCGCCAGCAGTCAATCTTGCGGATGGCCGCCTCCTTCAGCACGTCGCCGCCGGTGAGTGCGCGGATCTGAGTGTTCATCTCTGCAATGAGGTCGTAGTCCTCCGACTCATATTCGCCCCGACGGAAGAAGTTGGGGAAATTCTCCGCCAGCACTTTTTTCACGTGCTGGTACCAGAAGAACACGCCAAGCAGATGCTCCGGCTCAAACTGCACGTCCTCGGTGACGGCCTGGCCGTCGGCTCCATGGTAGAGATAGCGGGCCAGCTGGCTTAGGAAACGGTCTTGCCGGTGGATGAGATACAGCTGATAGTAGCGCTCGGCCAGCAGATAGTCTTCGAAGGCCACCCCCCGAAGGTTGACATCGGCCGCGTGGTATCCCTTGACATGCTCCAGCCGCACATCGCAGTCCTCCACGTGGTCGATAAAGTCAAACTGGCCAATCAGCGCCTGCACCTGCCAAGCATGCAGATACACCACCTTGCGCTCCGGCACCCTGACAATACATCTGTATCCCTTCGCCGTGCGCTTCTTCACATCGACGCCGCAGAGCGTGCAGAACATATACGTTTTCACGGCCGACCTGTCGTAACACCGGCACATCACCCCCAGCAGCCAGCGCAGCTGCTCCTGGGTGAGGTCGCTCCAGCGCGTAGGTCCGTAGAGCTGCAGTCCCCTATCCGTTGAATAGGAAGGCTGCCGAGTGAGCAGTGTTCTTGAAGTTCTGGGCATGGTTCAGGGCGTAAGCGTCTGAATTCAGGTAAGTAGTATATGTGGTGGTGTCTTTCTCCAGGAGGCGCATCAGACGGCGATACTTGAAAGCCGTCAGCCGACGGTCTTGGAGCACAAAGCCAGCCATCACCTCCAGCATGGCATTCACGGCGATTGCCTGGGCACCGGTAAGCGAGTTCTTGCGCACGGCAACGAGCAGTTCCTCGAGGAACTCGTCACTGACATGCTTGCGCAGGAACTCATCGGCCTTCAGCAGGTGCGGTCGCGCACTGTCCCAATCCTTGACCGACGGGTTGCTGATGCCGCAGAACGTGCGCAGCTGCGACAGACGGTAGAAAAGCATCGGAATGGCTGCCTGGGCCTGACGCTGGGCGCCCCACCCTTCAGTGGCGGTAAGCCGCGACGTCAGGCGCCCCAGGGCATTCAGCTGCGCGCGCTGCAGCTCGGCCTCCAGCGCATTGACGCGCACGGGTGAAGCCGGAGCCACGTTCTGGTTGGATACGACACCGAAGCCCGTGGGCGTAACGACCAGGTCGAGCGAACGGAATACGCGCAGCACGCTGCTCAGGCAGACAAACGCCACTACGGCCTGGTGAACCGCCGGGTTGCCTTCGGCTGCCTGCACACCGGCATCACCAAGATAATCCTCCACTACCGACTCATACACATCCTCGAAATGGGCCGACACCTTGTCGAACACCTCTTCCGTGGGATAAGCCATGGAGGGCATCGCGGCCTCAAATTCTTCTTTGCTGATATTAATCATATTTCTAATTGATTTCAGGTTTCAAGTTTCAGGTTTCAGCAGTATTCATAATTCTACATTCTACACTCTACACTAAGAATCATGCGTTCTGCTCTCCTCCATGTCCTTATTCTTGTCGAGCGTGGTGAGCTGCATGATGGGACAGTCCACGGTGAACCTGTCGGCCAGACCGTTATAGTGGAGCATCAGGTGATAAGGTTTCAGCAGAATCTCTCGGTAAGGCGTCTGCTGGATCTGCTTCAGCGTGGCCAGCTCGCGCTTATCGCTTCCGGAATTGTTCATCTGACTCTTGCCGGGAGTGGCGCCAATCAGGTTCGGATGAACGCCGAGCGCAAAGCAGAGCACGTTGGCTGCCTCCTGCATGTCGTCGCTCCAGTCGCCGCCTTCTTTCCTGCTGCCCTCGTTGAGGTTGAGGATGCGGATCATCCGGTTCTCCTTGCCGTTGGGGTCGATATAGTAGCCCGTGATGAGACCCTTGCCTGCATTCTCCGGACCGCACACGAAATCGATGATATCCTGTTTCTCCTTCAGCACACGCATCTTGCGCTCATCCTCGTCGATGATGTTCTCCTCGTCGCAGAGGTTCATCCAGTAGTCACGGTGTATCTCAATCTGAATGCGTGGCGCGCTGGTATTCTTGATCATGTACCGCTTACCGATGCCGATGAGCCGGTAGATATCATACCAGGCGTCACGCCAGACAGAGAAGTAGTAAGGTATGGGATAGAACTGGTAGCCGGGAGTGGGCACACGACTCACCACGGCAAAGAGCCGGTCGCCTGTAATCTCCTTGCCCGTACGCTTTCGGCCCGTCCGCGGGTCGATGGCATGACCCATACGCACCTGCAGGTCGCCCAGCGGGTTCATGAAATCCAGCAGCGGATATTCATCCACGAGGGTCGGGTTCTGGTGGCGGAAATTGCCGTAGAAAAGATGTTTGATGCGGCCATGGTCGGGTTTCTCCAGACGGCAGTAGCATGCTTCCTTGTGACGCACGTTCACAATCTGTGAGCCGTCGCGACACAGTTCGATGACCGACACCGTCCAGTAGTAGTACATCATGTCCGTGGCCTGTTCCAGAAACTGCTCGTGCAGCGAGTTGTTCAGGCAGAAAGCCCGGATTTCGGGGTCTTTGGTGTCCTTGCCCGTCTCGCGATCCACGAAGCGCACACCCTTGCCGAAGAGACTCAGCGTGTTGTAGCTCTGGCACTGGCTCATCACGATGTTGCGCCCGATGAGCTCCTGCACGTGGTAAGGCAGATTGTCGTCAGGGCCATAGGGCACGTAGTAGCGCTTGGCACCTGTGCGCGTAGTCACCATCCGGTAGTTGATGATGCTGCCGTCTTCTTCGTCGAACACCGTGTCGCCGCCATACTGCGAACCGATGGACTCCGCCATGTTGCTCGCGCCGACGGCACCGCCCGGCAATACCATATAGCGGTCGAAGTCGCCTCGGGAGCCTACCTTCTGGAGTGTCATTTCTTCTTTTTTCATATTTATCGTTATCGTTAACGTTATCGTTATCGTTATCGTTAATAATGCACCGGATGGCCGTTGAAGCGCACGATGAAACAGTCGGGCACAGTACGGATCTGACCGTTGCGGGGATTCATCAGACGGTGCCAGCCGCCACGCCAGTAGCCACCCTTCACCAGCCAGCCATAGTAACGGATGACAGCTCCGCCATCTTCGAGCGACCATGCCTCCACGTTCACGGTCTGGTTCCAGATACGAGCCGTGTCCAGGCTTTTCTGCACGTCCTTGATGTGCATCGATGTCTTGATATTCTCCCGTGCCATCAGTTGAAGGTAAAGTCAAACGTATTGTCGAAGATGCGTCCGGCGCGCCGAAGGTCGAGCACGTTCTGGTTGCGCTGTGCGTACTGGTAGGAGAAGGTGAAGCGAGGCAGCGCATCGTCGTCGCTGCGCTGCTCGCTCTTCGAATCGGTAATCACCACCTCTTTGACACGGGTGACCGCGCCGTTATACACGTTCATCACGTAGCAGCACTGCGAGCGGAACAGGTCGTCGAGCCAGTTGGCTTCGGCCGCGTTGAGAATGCCCGTGTCGGCCTTGAAGGTGCGCGTCTCCTCTATCTGGTAGTTCCTGAGGTGGCCCAGGCGTCGCATCGTGGAACGCTTATATGAGGGGTCCACCGTGTGCGTGCCCGTGCAATAGACGATCTCCTGGCAGCCGAACGAATTGTCGAAAGCAATGATCGGAGCCACGTCCGTTGCCTCCGGCAGCACCTCGAACGCCTGAGAACGGGCGCCAGCCGTCACCGTATAGCCCACGAGCGTCTTCCCTTCGGCCTGGAAGCGACCGGGCGACACGTCGAGCGTGGTGTACTGACCGTTGCCGCCTACCACCGTGGCCGGGAACGATGCCGTAGAGCCGTCGCCGTAGGTGGCCGCCACCGTGGCCGAGTCCGAGCCCACGAAATGCAGATACTCCAGACGGCCAAGGGCGGTGCGCTTCGTGCCCATCAGGATGGTCAGGAAATGGTAGCTGCAAAAGTCCTGGGCCGTGGTTACGCCCTCGGCTATGCCCACGTCGGCCATGCAATAGACCACCCGCGTCGAGACCGTGGCGCTGTCCGCTACGGTGGCCGTGCCTTCATCATCGACCGCCTGGTCCTCTACCCTAACCTGAAGGTTAATCACCAGCTGCTTGCGGGCATATGGCTCTATCAGTTGGGAGAGGTCCAGCAGCGAGATGCTGCCGTTCACCGGGAACAGCAATTCGTCGTAGATATTGCTGCCGTCGCTACTCATCACTACATGTGCACGATGTTCTGCTGCTATCGAGAAGTTGATATCGGGCATCGAGCAGCTGAAGCACATCGAAGGTAAATCGGGTATTGATAGCATATATGAAAAACCTTTGATTGTTTACGCAAAGGTAAGCCTTAACGCCTATACCTAAAAATACACGCGCCCAAAAAGAGGGATCCGCCTCACGGCGAACCCCTCCGACACAAAAATAAAAAAATAATGAAAGGAGGAAATCTTTTCAGTAGGCGCCATCCCAGATGCGCCATATCTGCCATTTCACGCTGCCGTCCTCCAGCGACGTTATCTGGTATTCGAGTGTGTGGAGGTACTCCAGCACATCCTCTTCGGAGACTGTCATCATCGGCACCAGTTCATCTATGATGTCCTGCGTCGATTTATTGTCCTCCACCAGCTGCTTGCCGCCAAATTCCGGCTCATTGCTTCGTAATTGGAAATATGCGTCCAGCACTTTCCATGTCAGTGTTTTTTTCTCATCCATAGTCAACCCTCCTTCAACGCTTCACGTATTGCACTAAACTGTTTGCTCAGACGGCGGTAGGCCATTGCGAAGTCGCGGGCCTCATGGTCGTTTTCCCAGAAATCACCTGTAATGGCCAGGTCAAGGCTACGCTCCATCAGGTCGATACTGATCTCCAGCGTGTCATCGTTGCACAGATCCTCCAGTGCAGCCAATACTTTCGGTGTAATCTTCATAGCGCACCTCCTTCCAGCCATCCGGCCACCAATAGCGCGCCAGTGAGCGCCACCATGTAGAGGTGGGCCAAGGCCACGTGCTTGTTCGTCACCGTCTCGCCCGTGAAGGCCGAGAACCATTCGTTCCTGGTCTCCAGCCAGGTGACCAAGTTGCGACTAAGTTCTTCTCTCCAGTTCTTTACAGTTCTTTCCGCACTGGAAAGCACTGAGGGCCGAACTGCCTGCCCCATCTGAATTGTCTGGTTCATACGAATCAAATTTTGAACATAAATAAAAGACCGCACTACGCGCTGTTCAAGTCTGATTCGCAGAACTCCGGGGCTGTTTCCAGCACCCGACGCGGTTACGGTCGTATCGTTACGATATAGTACGGGCATAAAAATAGCAGGCTGAGAAACCTGCGACTTCGAGCCGCGAATCAATTTGAACGTTGCAAAGATAGGAAATTCCCCCATATCTTCCAAACTTTTCCGTAAAAAAGTGATGATTTTCTTAAAATTAACTTTGATTTTTCTTGCGCAATTCAAAATATTTTCGTACCTTTGTATTGTCAAAAGATGACAAAACAGGGGAATCCGAAAACCTTGAAAAGAGTAGGAAAAATGAAAACCCGAAAGCCTTATGAGACCACGAATTTCAATTAAGGTTTGGTTCTTAACTCTCATCATCGACCTCAGGGAGGTCATCAGATTAAGGTTCTGAGCCAAGGGGAGGGAAACCTCCCCACTCGGGTTTTCGTTTGCAAATGTACATAAATTCCTCGAATCATGCAAGAAATCGAAGAGAAAAAGAGCGGGCGCGGAGGTGCCAGGGAAGGCGCCGGGCGCAAGCGGTTCTCCGTGAAGAGCTACTACCTCAGAGCCACCGAGGAGGTGGCCGAGATACTGGAGGCCGTGGAGGGATCCAAGTCGCAGTTTGTCAACGACTGCATCCTCAAGGCCATGGGCAGGAAATAGGTTTCCGGTGTTCATGTCAATTGTCCTTTCTTCTTTTGTGGGCGGGTGCTGCTGATGGCGGCACTCGCACCGTTTTTTCATGTGCCTTCTCCCCTGCACGGGAACACAAAAGGAGGCGGCTGTCTGTCCCGTTTGGAAATCAGTGGTCCAGCTACCCCGAGGGCTTGTGGATTCTGCGGAACTTTCAGCCGCCTATGGCTTATAATGACCTGGCAATAAAAAAGCCAGCCTTCTGAAGAGCTGGGCAATTGACCGATGCCCGACGGAGTTCACTAGAACCACTGATTTCCGCCGGCAAAGTTATAATGCTTTTTCTTAACAACAAAAAAAAAACGTTAAGTAATTTTAAATTCACATTGAGTTCCCTCCCCAACCTCAATTGAGACTCAACAATCTATTAACATCTCTCAATGCTATTGCACATAAATCAGGAAAATATTTCTATTTCTCTTGATTTATTTCCAAATAAACTTATTATTTATTGTAGAAAGGCATACTTTGTTGCCCTTTTCGAGAAGGTGAAAGGCCGGATAATATAATAAATCATATTATCATGAAATTAAAAAAAATATTAGTGATTGTTTATAGGATATTGGAGATAGTCCATCTTTTCCTGACTGTGATGGGGATGTCCTTGTAAACCAACAGCGGTCCCGGCATCAGGTGTCGGAACCGCTTGCAGTTTATTTTTCTTCTATATTCTCCAGCTCGTTGTCAACTTCCCTCTATCTTCTATGTTTCCCCTTGGGCATTTAGGCGTTCATCGGTATGCAAGGCACCCTGAAGATCCTTGGCTTCTTCATTCCATTCTGTGCATCTGTCAATCAAAGCCTTCTTTTCCTTTTCTATGTGGTTTTTCCCTTCTTTCGCTTTGTTCCACACCTCGACAGCCGATACAGCGAAATTGGAATATAGCATGAACATACTAACAAAAAGAACAATATCCCAAATATTATCCACATATGCTGTCAAGTTGGGAATCTTTGTTAGCAACAGGCACAACGAACTAAGTCCGACAGCAACACCAAAAGAAACTAAAGAAAAACGCAATGAGCAGTATCCAAATTTCCACCATGGACGTTTTTCTCCCACATTTATCCAACCAATTACAATAACCAAAAGTCCGATAATAGTCAATGCAACCCAAAAGATATGAATCAGTGTATTTGGCTTGTCTTGATTTTCTAAGCCCATGAGAAAAAGTCCACATAGCCCATATAGGAAAAGCCACAAACAGATAGAGGAAATGTTTTTTACCTCACAAACATTGCTTACAGTTTCCGTCATTTCTTTTCCCTTCGTCTTGATATCAGCAGTGAGATCCTTTCTGTTTTTTGTAAGCTGACGTTTTAAACTAACTATACTCCTACCACCTCCCAATTCATCTGGAAGGTTTTCAAGAGTCGTTTCATCCATTACCTCATTTAATTTCATGCGACAGTCGTTAATAGCATTTTTGATGAGATTGCCTAGATTGAAAACCTGGTTACAAAGAACGGACGTGTATGATTTTACATATTCAACAGCCACACAAGCGATGTTGAGGGTTACACCCACTTCT